GTATTATAGCCACGCTCAAAATAGGAAAAAAAGCACCCATTATTTAATCTATTTTGCTAACTAGAATTGAACAGTTAGTTGTACCTGATGCGGTTACTGCATAAAGGTCTTCACCTTCAGCCAGGTCTATCAATATCTTGTCATTGTTATCTAACTTTAACCCATTAGTTGAAGTCACACCTACATTGCCAATGTACAATGCACCCAATTCAGTGTGTAGTCTAACTTTTCTTACTACATTATCTACATCTACAATCTTTACTCTGCTAGTTGTAACTGCTACTTGGCTAGTTATTATCGCCATTGATCTGTTCCTCACTCTGTAATCTTGCACGCCTGAAGCGTTCAAAATCTTTGTGCTGTTTAGCACCTATCCACATCTTACGCTGATGTTCCATTTGTACACCTGTATGTGCATATAGTTTATACCCAAAACTCTTAGCCCTAATGCACCACAACAAATCTTCACCAACCCATTCTTTATGCAATGGCATGTCTTGATAGAAGCCCCACTTATCACCTTGATGTACCGGGTCGGCTTCTTTAACAAACCTTTCCAATACTGATCTATGTATGATGATTGCACCTGTACCACACGCATCTATCTCAATGATTGAATCTTCTTCATAGTCATGGATAGCATACAAACCATTATCAGTACCCATCTTAAATATGCAAGGTACTGGTTCAAGGTATAACTCACCAACTTCCCAACCACCATGCACAACACCTGACACAATAGGCCGTTCATCTTTATCAGCCGCGCTGACTAACTTCTTAAAATGATCTACTGTAAATCTTTGATCTGTATCTATCTGCAATAGCCAATCATCTGTTGTTTTCTCTAAAAAGGTTGCAACAATCTGATTGCGTAATCTACTAATAACACCTGATCCTTGTAAGGATATGAATTGACCCAATTGCTTCTGTGATCTAGCAACATCTAAAATGCTTGTCATAAAATCTGTAACTACATAACCAGGTGATGTAACCCCAATTGTAATTTTCTCTGTATCTTTCAATGCCACCCCTTCTTCTTAAAATGATCCCATGCGGCACACGCATTAGGTATTTGATTTACTTCATCTACCCAGCCATAACGGTTGCCAATATAACGCACTGACCATTGAATTTGCTTTATTCCACCAACTTTTGCAAGGTATTTTGATCTACCCTGTGGAATACCATAATGACTACCATTCCGCGCTTTTGGGTTAAAATTTGATTCTTTTTGATAAAGATCAATAAGGCAATAGGTCTGATCTAAATCATTTAATGTCATTAAAATGTATTGCTTGTAATGAGTAGGTTTGTAATTAGTATCAGATACACCTATATCAAAGGATAATGTTACAAATAAACATAGAGTTATCCCGAATCGCCAGCACCTCGCGAACTCACCCTTGCAGGGTTCGCGTTTTTGCCTTTGGGGCAAATGCTTACTAGAGCCTAACATGCGGTTGCAAATCATTTTAGCGTAACTCCTAAATCTATCTCACTATATGAGATGTGATCTATAACACACTAACTTAATCTTTTTTGTGTTCTTGTAATTAGGTAACAGATGTAACAAGGTTCATTGTTAATAATCCAGTTACCACATTTATTGCATCTGATTGGTTCGCTCATTGGCTCTCTCTAACAGTACATCAACCATCTCTATAAATGGTCGGCAGTGTCTTTTTTGTACCATGTAGAACTGATCTTCAATTTGTCTTTCTGCATCCCAGTATGTCCAAATTGTCCAATCATACTTAGTAGATGTAGGTATTACAAAGATACCCTGGGTAATTTGGCTAATCATTACATAGGCAAATGGCTTGATAATCTTGTTATCAAAGCCACTAACCGTATCAATCATTACCGGATTGAAAGGAAAATCATCAGCATTGGTAAAAGATCGGCTACTACTTTTAATCTCTAATACCAAATCATCAACTATTACATCCTTCTCATTTAAGGTTTTATCTCTTATCTGATCATGAGTTGTAGCAATTGAGAAAGCAGGCACATCAACCTTTGGCACACCAAAGTGTTGTAGTAGGTCGGCTACATATAAGTTGTAGCCATGACCCTCACGCATGGCTTTGTGATAATCAAATTTACTCATGCGTTTTATATTCTATGTGATTAACACAGCCACAGCCGGCACACTTGCGTACACCGTTGATGTTAAGCATCCTGGGATCATTACACCATTCACAGCATTGGTTGAGCGGCACTATGTCTAACTCAACACCGTTATCTGTAAAGGTGGCTCTGACCCCATCAGCCCCAATCATTTCCATATCACCCATTGTTGGAATCCGGGTAGTACCACTTGCCATCTTTTGACATAACTGCCCAACGAGCGGCACATCCTTTAGGGCAGGTGTATCCGTAGTACGGCGTACCCCGGCCTTTGGCGATTCCCTGTTTAAGAATCATCTCGCCATGTTCACAATATTGAACTGCCGGTGTGCTAGTTGCAACAGCATCAACTACCTGATCTAAGTTCATGGGTACAGGTTGTGCTACTTGCGCTTTATCTTCTGCAAAAGAATCACGCAATACCCTTTCCATCAACGCTGACTTTGAGCCAGGTCTGCCATAAATAACAGGTGCTTCAGGCTCAGGCCTAGATAGCAATTCTGAATCTAAAGATTGATTAGGTGTAACAGCCCAAGATTGCCTTGCCTTAGATGCCATTACTTCTTGCTTAGATGCAATCCGCTTTGTAGCAGACTTCATGGCCGCGACAATAGCCCGACCCCAGGCACTCGTTTCACAAATCATAAGTTCACTGCCTGCGGTCATGCCTTTACCTGGTATTTGTTCCCAAGCACAGGCAACCCCAGGCCTTACATCATGTGGATCACGGTAACAAGCGGCGGTATAAACTACATAGGTTTTACCTTCAACCTGCACAATGTCATAAGGTTTATTAGGATTGTAAGGTTGTAATGATGCTTCAGGATAGGCTTCTTTTAATTGCGCTATTCTTTCAGCCACATCAACATAATCATTCATATTCATTATCTGTTTTCCCTATCCCAAAGATTAACAACCTTTTCCATTAAGTATTCATTGTCGGCTTCAAGCATCTTTTGGCGCATTGATGGATGTGTTCTAACTGTAAATTTTTCCACCTTCACACTTGATTGTTTTGCATCTTGTAAACCGCGCTTGTAGCCACTCTTAAATCCTTTGTCGTAGCCATTTTCAACTGCGACCATCCAAGTAACACCAATCAATAGTGCCACTAATGTAAATAAGGTAATTGTTATCAACCACCCATATATTTCAGAGTTCATATTTCACCACTTCCTTGAACTTGTCTAACCAATAGGCTTCAACCATTTTGGCTGATAGCCTTCCTCTAATCTGCCTAGCACCAATTGATTTTTTGGCATGTTGGCGGATTAAAGAAGCCTTAATAAAATGCTTACGCTTTTCATCAACATAAGCACCTGATTGTTTGTCATATTTGACTAATTCCAACTCATTACCTTTTCTAATTCAGCCGGTAATTCAACCGGATCAACATCATTTATCACCTGATAAACAGTGCCATTTGGATGTATAGATGGTGGTAACACAACATAGCCTTTGTGTTTAATATCTATACCTGGTATCACCTTGCCTTTGAATTGCTTTGTTTTATCGGCAAGATAATAGAAGTGATAGCCGTTATCTGTTTTAACTGTATGTGTATTAGATGCTACACATATCCGGCGATAAGATTCCCATAGAACCCTGGATGCAATATTGCGTATATCAAAATCTAAAACTACAAGATTTGATTGCACAATGGCTAACCCAATATTTAATTCAGGATCATCCTTAAACCATTTTTTAACCATTGATTTATCATTACTAGCATCTAAGTATCCATGCCTTAAAAATCTACATGGTTCTTTAGATTGTGGTTTAAGTGGTAAAACCCACCAACCTTTTTCTGCATAGGCTAAGGCGTTCATGCGTTCACCCATGAGCCTGCGTAATCAGTTGTAAAACAATATTGGCTCATTGCATTATCAAAAGAAATACTGTAATCAAACCGGTTTTGGCGTAGATATTCAGTAGCCAATATAACTGATGCGTAATTTTCTGCCCAGTAAATAAACTTATGTGACCAACAAATTGAATCTTCAAAGCGATCCTTTTGACTTAACCAATCTGTTTCACCTGCCCATTCCATTTGGGCTTCTGTTAAACCTTCAAATTGATTCTTTGTAAGTTTCATTAGGCAATTCTTTTCACATTTGGGTAATAACCTTCTGCAATATCATTTTCAATATGTGTAATAACTTGTAATGAATATGAATACCATTCGGTCATATCAAATTTTTGCGTAATGCCATTGCGTATAATTTCATAACTAACATCACCCAAAACCATTATCACTATTGTTTTTGTACCATTAGCAAAAATAGCCATGATTCTAGGTTTTGCTGTCATATCATTTGTAACTTGTACCTTCATAATTAACCCCTTCCGGTCAATTGCGTTTGTAAATGCAATTGAACACTAAGGGGCTGACAATTACAAGCACATAAGCCTTGTTTTGGCTAAATGTGACCTAAATCACCCAAAGGCCTTACCCATAGCCACAAATGACCCATCAACATTAAATGGGATCATCTCTGCGCTCACATTGCCACGCTTGATATGGATGATCACTGCCCCGGCCTGCCAATTGGCGTATCCTTTGGTATAGGACATCTTTTTCAGGTCACATGTATGACCACACTCAATACCCACTAAAACACGCTCTAAACGGCCATTAAAGGCTTCTGAAGCACATGTATATCCCAACCTGTGGGTATGCCCCGAAATTACTGAACGCCCCCACCTTTTACTAAGGTTAAGCGCAGTTTGACCGGCAATATTAGATATGACCCCTTCATCCCCATGACACAGTACAAAGTTAGTACCAGGTATTGCATAAGGTTGTTTTGCATAATGGATTCCAAGATCATCAAAGCCCATAAAATTTGCATACTGTAATTCAGGTAATCCCATAAGCCCTGGGATGCGCTGTAAGGATTTGTACAATCTATCGGAATGATTTGATCTACTAACCACATCAGTTTTTAGATCATAAAGAATGTTTTGGCAGGTAGTACGATCTTCATCTAGGGTCTGCATAAATGATTCGGCTTTGCCATCACTAAACCTTGAAATGGTATTGAAATCCATCTCATCACCAACATTAAGAACTAAATCAAACTTAAAAGCATTAACCAATTTTTTTAGGTTAGTGACCGCTTCTGTAAATTGAAATGGGACTTGCAAATCACTGACCACTAAATAGCGTGCATTAAATGATTTATCTCGCTTAATCGTTATCCTCATCTTCTGTTGGATCAATTCGGGGAATGATCTCAGTGGGTTGATTTCCTGGATTGATCCAATCGGGCATTGATGCACCGGGTTCTGTTATTAACCAAAATGCAACTTCATGGCTAAAACCGGCAGACTTGGCCGCCCTAAAAAGTTCATTTAATGTGATGTAATGATTTTCTAATTTGCTCAACGCTTCAGCCTTGCGTGGCGTACGCCGCCTACGCTGTGGTGCTTTTCTAGGTTTCTTAGTAGCCATAACCACCAATTTCAGATTATACGATTCCGCGTATTGCTCTTTCAACACCTTCTTCAAGGCTAATCTTCGGCGTGTAGTAATCGCTCATCATACTAGGATCACCAACGCGATAGGCCACACCTGCCGGCTTGTCGGTTAATATTTTGAATCGCTTGGCAGGTGTTTTTTCATATCCCAGGGTATTCAAAGCCATAACTGCTAAATCTAAAAATGTTGTAGGCCTACCTGTACATAGATTGATTGTTTGATTGCAATTGTTTTTTACCATCTCAATTACCGCATCCACTATGTCATCAATGTGTATAAAATCTCTAGTATTAGTTGCCTTACCCCATATCTCAAATGGATTACGGTTCATTATTGCGCGTTGAATAATTGAAGGAAATGGATAATCTAAATCTTGATCAGTGCCATATCCGCTAAATGGTCTAAGCGTTAATACAGTTGTACCTTCTTCACGCAAGTAATTCATTAACATTTCACCCGTTAGTTTTGACCAACCATAGGACATATCAGGCTTGCCTATTTTGTTAAAATTTATATCTTTTTCTTTTAACTTACGCTTCTTAGATAAGGTTTGTAAATCAGTTGGGTAAGCGGCTGATGATGAAAAATAAACAACATAAGGTTGTTCAGTTCTCATAGCCCAACCGGCAAATTCAGCATCAATGGCTAGATCAACCGCTAATGCCAATGGTTCATTTTCAATCATCATACGGCCACCAACTAAAGCGGCTAAATGAATTACAAGATCATATTGTTTTTTCTCTAACTGAAAAAACTTACGGCAATCAATACCAGCCTTTAAATCTACTAGGGTTAAATTGGCATTAGGTAAAGCACGCCTAAAAGCACGGCCTACAAAGCCATGTGATCCTGTAATCAATATATTCATCTAAATTTTCTTACTAACTCCGCATATTCCATATCTGATAAATATCTTTGTAGTGTTAGCAAATCTTTTTCATACCATTTAGGTTGATTAACTCTTTCATAACCTGCATCCATTTCAGCCTTCCCGGCTACTGGGTGCATGTGTTCAATAATCACATCAGGTAAATACTTTAGGTATTCTAAATCTAGGCCTAATTGTTTTACAAAGTTATCAAAGAATAGATGTACACAACCTGGAAATGTCATACCGCGTAGTTCATTAACTAAATCTCTAGTCATGCCATAGGCTGTTGGTAGATTTGCACCTTGTAACAAATCATCACCATAAACTATTCCAGTGTTAGTGCCTAACGCCTGAATAAAGGCTTTATCCCAACCCGGCGTTCTAGGAAGGTGATCATCACCCATGAAAACAAAATAATCATATA